ATGAAGGTCGAATACAACAGACAAGGTGCAGCGAGAAAAGAACTGGTCCAGGCCATCAGCGCCATTACGGGAGAAAAGGCAAAGTACCTTTTTCTTCCCACCAAGGCTTACCGGATCGGCAGCATTATGGTGTGGAAAAACGGTGCCATGGAATGTGAAGACGGAGAACTGTTCCAGAAGGTGGTAAAAGAACTGGAAGCCAGAGGATTCAAGCCAGAAGAAACGGCTGCAGAACAGGCAGCAACGGAAGAAACTCCGGAACAAGAACCCGTAAAGGAAACGGCAGAACCGGATGCAAACCCGGAACCAGAACTTTCCCAGGAAACGGCTGAACTGGAAGAAGGGACGGAACCTGAAACAGCCCAGGAACCGGAAGAAACTCCTGAGAAAGTCGACACCCTCACCATTTCCTTTCCGGACGATTTCACGGAAGAAGACTTCGAGAAACTTCAGAACCTGGTGGCCTCTAAAGCCGGCCTTTTCAAAAAGGCCCTGGGGACGGATGACCTGACCATCATCCGCAGCGAAGGGAAAATCAACTTCCCCTGGTTCCACGAAGCGGACGGCGCCAAGGTCCAAGCCTACTCCAGACTGGTGAAGGCCCTGTGCCAGTTTGCCAAGAACGCCAAACGGGTCACGGCCAAAGAACATGAAGTCCCCAACGAGAAATACGCCTTCCGGTGTTTCCTCCTGCGCCTGGGCTTTATCGGGAAGGAATACAAGGACTGCCGAAAGATCCTGCTGGAAAAGCTCAGTGGGTCAGCGGCCTTCCGGAACGGAGGGAAAAAAGATGCGGTTTCCCAATAAAGAGCTGCTGGAATTTCTACAGCAGGAATACCCTCCCGGAACCCGGGTACGCCTTACCCGGATGGACGATCCCCAGGCACCGCCTTTGGGTACGAAAGGCACGGTGACCGGCGTAGATGATATAGGGTCCCTCCTGGTGGTTTGGGACAACGGATCCCACCTTAATGTGATCCATGGGGTGGATGAGGTGCAAAAACTGAATAAAGATACGAAATAATTAATAATTATTCTCAAAATCCCTTGCTATTCTGTGCGTTTAGAGTGATATATACACATGCCAAAGAACACACAAACCTAGCGAAAGGATGACGAGAAGGATGAAAACACTGCACTTCGGGATTGAAATGGAAATGACGGGGATTACGAGAGAAAAGGCTGCCAACCTGATGGCCGGTTTCTTCGGAACAGGACGGGGCACCTATGAAGGCGGAGCCTACGATACCTACACCGCCCTGGATAACCAAGGACGGACCTGGAAAGCCATGAGCGACTCCAGCATCCGACCTCAGAGAAAGGTGGGCGGCCAGATCGAGGGCGCCACCCGGGACTACCGGACGGAAGTGGTAAGCCCCATCCTTTCCTACGACGACATCCCGAAGCTGCAGGAACTGGTACGGATCCTGAGAAAAGCCGGGGCCCTGGTGAACACCTCCTGCGGGATTCACATCCATGTGGGAGCCGAGAAGTTCACCCCGAAAACCCTGCGGAACCTGGTAAACCTGGTGGCCAGCAAGGAAGATATGATCTACCATGCCCTCCAGATCGACGCCCTCCGGGAAGCCAGATACTGCCAGAAGACAGATGAAACCTTCCTCTGGGAACTGAACAAGAAGCAGCCCCGAACCATGGCAGAATTTGCCGACATCTGGTACATCCAGGCACCCTTTGGTCGGGATGAACATTACAACAACAGCCGGTACCACGGGCTCAACCTCCACGCCACCTTCACCAAAGGGACGGTGGAATTCCGGCTTTTCAACGGCACCCTCCACGCCGGGGAAATCAAGGCATACATCCAGTTCTGTCTGGCGGTGGCCCATCAGGCACTGACCCAGAAGAAAGCCTCCGCCAGAAAGACGGAGACGGACAACGAGAAATACGCCTTCCGGTGCTGGATGCTCCGGCTGGGGCTTATCGGGGAAGAATTCAAGACCTGCCGGCTCCACATGCTGAAACACCTCACCGGGAATTCCGCCTGGAGAAACGCCGCCTGAAGGCGGTAGCCACAGGCAGGGGAAGGGGCCGTAAGGCCCTGTTCTTCTTTCTTGTATACTTGCATAAATACACAGAATTCGCTTGCTATTATGTGCTTTTAGAGTGATTAATAGACATGCCAAAGGGGATAGCCCCCAAAAGCAAAAAGCACATGAAAGCGAGGAAATACCCATGAGAACGATCATTACCCTGGACGCCAAGAAAATCAGTAAGAAAGCAGCCTGTGAAATGTACGGAGAGGCCGACGTGAACAAAATGATCCGGGAAGCCAAGAAAGTCTTTTTAGAAGACCCGAATGAAGAAAGTACCTGGTGGATGGGAAACGGAATGCTGACCATCGAGTTCCGGTAAAACAGGGGAAGGGCAGGGGCCAAGCAAAGGCCCCTGTTCCAGAAAAAATGAATAAATAAACAGAATTTGCTTGCTATTATCTGCTTTTAGAGTGATATATGTACATGCCAAAAGGCAAAGCACACAACCACAAGGAGGAAAACAAAATGACAAAGATGGAAATGATGGAAAAACTCTACGGGCGCAGCGAGGAACTGGAAAAGAAGTTCGATGCAGCAGAAAAGGTTGGGGATGCCCAGACCATGCAGGCCTGCCGGGATGCCTACCAGGAACTGGTGAAGGAAGTCCAGGCAGAAGGGGAAGACTTCGGGAACATGATGCGGCTTTACAGCGACATGAAAAAGCACGGCAACAGCCTCCTGGACCTTTCCGGAACCTACCAGGAACCGGAAAAGATCCTCAAAGTGTTCCGGGAATTTGGGGTGAAAGAATTCACTTTTTCCTCCACCTGGTCCAGCGCCGTCCAGGTAGCCTGGCAATTTACCCAGCTGGGTTGCAAATTGAAAGGGATGACCGAAATCTACGGATCCGGCCAGAAATTCATGAGCAACGAATACGAAAGAATCCCCGCCTTCCTCTTCAGCCTTTGAGGAACGGGGGACAGCAAGAACCAAGGAGCCTCCGGGCTCCTTTTCTTATACCCAGTAAAAAGAAAGGAGGGAGCACCCATGCGGAAACTCAAAAAATACAAACCGACAAAGTTTAAGGCCAAAACGTCCACCTACAATAAGGAACTGGCGGATTATGCGGTAGCCTTTATCGAGAGCCTATGTCACACCAAGGGGACTTGGGCGGGCCATCCCTTTGAATTGATCGACTGGCAGGAACAGATCATCCGGGATCTGTTTGGGACCATTAAGCCCAATGGGTACCGACAGTTCAATACGGCCTACATCGAGATCCCCAAGAAGCAGGGGAAAAGTGAGCTGGCCGCAGCTGTGGCACTCCTGCTCTGCTGCGGGGACGGGGAAGAAGGGGCCGAAGTCTATGGCTGTGCCGCAGACCGGCAGCAGGCCTCCATCGTTTTTGAAGTAGCGGCGGATATGGTCCGGATGTGCCCGGCTCTCAGCAAGCGGGTCAAGATCCTGGCATCCCAGAAACGGATGGTGTTCCGGCCCACCAACAGCTTCTACCAGGTCCTTTCGGCAGAAGCCTATTCCAAGCATGGATTCAACATCCACGGAGTGGTCTTTGATGAACTCCATACCCAGCCCAACCGAGAGCTTTTTGATGTAATGACCAAAGGCTCCGGGGATGCCCGGATGCAGCCCCTGTATTTCCTCATTACCACAGCCGGGACGGATACCCACAGCATCTGCTATGAAGTCCATCAGAAGGCCATGGACATCCTGGAAGGGCGGAAGCATGACCCCACGTTTTACCCTGTCATCTACGGGGCCGCGGAGCAGGATGACTGGACCGACCCGAAAGTCTGGAAGAAGGCCAACCCTTCTCTTGGGATTACCGTGGGAATCGACAAAGTGAAAGCAGCCTGTGAATCGGCCAAAGAGACACCCAGCGAAGAGAATGTTTTCCGTCAGCTCCGGCTGAACCAATGGGTGAAGCAGTCTGTTCGGTGGATGCCTATGGATAAATGGGATGCCTGTGCGTTCCCGGTGCGGGAAGAAGATCTGGAAGGCCGGATCTGCTACGGCGGTCTGGACCTTTCCAGCACCACGGACATTACCGCCTTCGTACTTGTATTCCCGCCTCTGGATGACCAGGATAAGTACTGCATCCTGCCCTACTTCTGGCTGCCGGAGGAGACACTGCCCCTGCGGGTGAAGCGGGATCATGTGATGTACGACATCTGGGCCCAGCAGGGATTTATCCAGACAACCGAAGGCAATGTCATCCACTACGGGTATATTGAAAAGTTCATCGAGAAGTTGGGTGAACGGTTCAATATCCAGGAAATCGCCTTTGACCGGTGGGGTGCGGTACAGATGGTCCAGAACCTTGGGGGGATGGGCTTTACCGTGGTCCCATTCGGACAGGGATTCAAGGACATGAGCCCTCCTACTAAGGAGCTTATGAAGCTCACGCTGGAGCAGCGAATTGCTCATGGAGGGCATCCAGTCCTTCGATGGATGATGGACAACATCTACATCCGGAGAGACCCTGCCGGGAATATCAAGGCAGATAAGGAAAAGTCCACGGAAAAAATAGACGGGGCCATTGCCACCATCATGGGCCTGGACCGGGCCATCCGGTGCGGGAACAATGCTCACGAAAGCGTCTACGATTCCCGGGGACTGCTTTTTGTATAGAGAAAAGCCCTGCTCGTTGTGAGTAGGGCTTACGTTTAGAAATTGATTTCGTTCGTGTTCCAGTAATAAATCATTTCCTTTTCTTCTTTTCGTGGACAAGAAAAAATTTCATTTGAACCACAGTAAATGGCTGAGTATTCTTCTCCACCGCGGTTTGTAAAACGATGTAATTTTACTCCTTTTCGTAACCCAATATCATAGATTTCATGAACTGAATCTCTTGCGTTGATCGTTTTTTCATACAAGAACGTTTTAGCAGAAACGGGAAGCCCGTAATAGGCTTCGATAGAACGGTTATCGTTTGTCAGAGTTTCAGCATCATAGCCTGTGAGTTCAACAAGATTTCGAAGCATAGGGACATCTGGAAAACTTTTCCCAGCTTCCCACTTGTAGATTGCATCGTCTGTTAAATGTAACTGATCCCCTAGATCCTTTTGGGTCAGGTTATTGTTTTCTCGATAGCGTCTAATCTTTTCTCCAAATTTCATATCACATTACCTCCTGTTAGCAAGCATAGTACAAGGCTTTTTTTCTGTCACTAGACGCGAAATCGAGTCGTCAATGGGAAAACCGACTAAAAGTCGGTTGCCAAAAAATAAAAGGAGTCTTTCATGAATTTATTTTCCAAACTCTTCAAATCCAGGGACAAGCCCAGAAACAGCCTTCTGGGCGGCGGGCACTGGTTCTTCTTTGGCGGCTCTTCTTCCGGGAAGGCCGTCAATGAACGGTCCGCCATGCAGATGACGGCAGTCTATGCCTGCGTCCGGGTCCTTTCAGAATCCATCGCAGGCTTGCCCCTCCATCTCTTCCGGTACAACCGGGAAGGAAACGGGAAAGTCCGGGAGTTCCAGCATCCCCTTGCGGGGCTTCTTCACGATGCCCCTAACCCGGAGATGACAAGTTTCGTATTCCGGGAGACGCTCATGACCCATCTTCTTCTGTGGGGCAATGCCTTCGCCCAGATCATTCGGAATGGCAGGGGGCAGGTGGTAGCCCTGTATCCCCTGATGCCGGACCGGATGGAAGTGTGCCGGGATGGGGATGGGGAGATCTACTACCTTTATACCAAGGCCACGGACGAGAATCCGAAAATCAAGGGATATGGCACCGTCCGTCTCCGGAAGGAGAACGTGATGCACATTCCCGGCCTTGGCTTTGACGGCCTGGTGGGCTATTCTCCCATCGCAATGGCCAAGAACGCCATCGGCATGGCCATCGCCTGCGAGGAGTTCGGGGCGAAATTTTTCGCCAATGGGGCCTCTCCCAGCGGCGTCCTGGAGCATCCGGGGACCATCAAGGATCCCCAGAGAGTCCGGGAAGCCTGGCAGTCCCAGTTCGGAGGCAGCAGTAATGCAGGGAAGGTAGCCGTCCTGGAAGAAGGCATGAAGTATTCTCCCATTGGGATTTCTCCGGACCAGGCCCAGTTCCTGGAAACAAGAAACTTCCAAATTGACGAGATTGCCCGGATCTTCCGGGTGCCGCCTCATATGATCGGAGATCTGGAGAAATCCACCTTTTCCAACATTGAGCAGCAGTCCCTGGAATTTGTGAAGTATACCCTTGGGCCCTGGGTGTCCCGGTGGGAGCAGGCCATGAGCCAGGCACTCTTGACACCGGAAGAACGGACCCGGTATGAAATCCACTTCAACGTGGACGGGCTCCTCCGGGGCGACTACGAAAGCCGGATGAACGGTTATGCTGTAGGCCGCCAGAACGGGTGGCTGTCCGCCAACGATATCCGGGAATTGGAGAACATGAACCGGATCCCGGAAGAAGAGGGCGGGGACCTGTATCTGATCAACGGGAACATGACGAAACTAAAGGATGCCGGGCTGTTTGCAGGAACCGGCAGCAAGGAGGAAACCCATGAAACGTAAATTTTGGAACTGGGTGAAGAACGAGGGGGAAGAAACCCGCACCCTGTACCTTTCCGGTGAAATCTCCGATGAAACCTGGTTCGGGGACGAAGTGACTCCGAAGCTCTTTAAAGATGAATTGATGGCCGGCAGCGGAGATATTACCCTCTGGATCAATTCCCCCGGGGGCGATGTGTTTGCGGCAGCCCAGATCTACAACATGCTGATGGACTATCCGGGGCATGTGACCGTGAAGATCGATGGCCTGGCCGCCTCTGCCGCCAGCGTCATTGCCATGGCCGGAAGCCAGGTGGAAATGTCCCCGGTGGCCATGATGATGATCCACAATCCCATCACGGTGGCTATTGGCGACAGCAAGGAAATGCAGAAGGCCATAGATATGCTCTCTGAAGTAAAGGAAAGCATCGTCAACGCCTACGAAATCAAAACCGGCCTGTCCCGGAACAAGATTTCCAGGCTGATGGACGCAGAATCCTGGTTCAACGCTAAGAAGGCGGTGGAACTAGGTTTTGCAGACGCCATTCTCTACACCGAAGAGAAAACGGAAAATGACATCAACGTAGATGCCATGCTGTTCAGCCGGGCGGCAGTGACCAATTCCCTGCTGACCAAGCTGTCTGTGAAGAAAACAAAAGAACCCGTACCCAACAAGGTCCCCGCGGACAAACTCATGAAGCGGCTGGGCCTTCTTGTGCATTAAGGAGGAATTTCCATGAATCAGATCCTGAAACTGAGAGAAGAAAGAGCCAACACCTGGGAAATGGCTAAAGCCTTCCTGGAATCCCATAGGGACAAAGACGGCATGGTCTCTGCGGAAGACAGCGCTGTTTACGACCGGATGGAAGAAAAAGTGGTGGCCCTGGGAAAAGAAATCGAACGGCTGGAACGCCAGCGGAACATCGATGATGAAATGAATAAGACTATTGATACGGCACTCAAGGTCAATCCCGGTGCCGGAAACCTGAAACCGGACACCAAAGTGGGACGGGCCAGCGATGCCTACACCAAAGCCTTCTGGCAGGCCTTCCGGGGGAAGGGCAACATCCAGGAAATCAAAGACACCCTGACCATCGGTTCTGATCCCGAAGGCGGGTACCTGGTCCCGGATGAATACGAACACACTCTGGTGGCAGCCCTCCAGGAAGAGAACTTCTTCCGCAGCCTGGCCCATACCATCCACACGTCTTCCGGGGATCATACGATCCCTGTTGTGGCCAGCCACGGGGAAGCGGCCTGGATGGAAGAAGGCAGTGCCTATCCGGAAAGTGACGATACCTTCAGCCAGGTGAACCTGGGAGCCCATAAGCTGGGAACCGCCATCCGGGTTTCCGAAGAACTGATGAATGACAGCGTCTTTGACCTGGAAAGCTACATCACTCAGGAATTTGCCAGACGGATCGGCACTAAGGAAGAAGAAGCCTTCCTGGTGGGCGATGGCCAGCATAAACCTATGGGTGTGTTCCAGGGAGCGGAAGTGGGAGTGACGGCCGGGAAGACCGCCATCACCTTCGATGACATGATGGATCTGTACCATAGCCTGAGAACCCCCTACCGCAGAAATGCTTCCTGGATCCTGAACGATTCCACGGTAAAAGCCATCCGGAAACTGAAGGACAACAACGGTAACTACATCTGGCAGCCTTCTGTCCAGGTGGGCCAGCCGGACCGGATCCTTAGCCTGCCGTATCGCACGTCTTCTTTCGTGCCGGAACTGGCGGCCGGCAACAAGGTCATTGCCCTGGGGGACTACTCCTACTACTGGATTGCCGACCGTCAGGGCCGGAAGTTCAAGCGGCTTAGTGAACTCTATGCAGCCAACGGGCAGATCGGATTCCTGGCCAGCGAACGGGTGGATGGCCGCCTGATCCTGCCGGAAACCGTAAAAGTCCTGCAGGTCCAGGCCGGTTGATGACCGCTTTAGAGGGAGGCGATGAGCATGGCAGTGACGGGACTCATAACGCTTGAGGAAGCCAAAGCCTATCTCCGGATAGACGGAAACGAGGAGGATGACATGATTGCCCGTCTCATCGCTTCTTCCGAGCGGCTCTGTCTGGACACCCTGCGGAAAGAAGAACCGGAAGAAACGGCGGCCTTCAAAATGGCCGTCCTTTTTTCGGTAGCCTATCTCTATGAGCACAGGGAGGATGCGGATTATCACAATCTGCTTCTCACCCTGCGCTCTCTTTTGTTTGGGGAAAGGAAGGAAGCCTTCTAGTGAAAATCGGGAAGATGGATAAACGGATTACCCTTCTTAGGCCTATTCCTTCCGAAGACGGGTACGGGGGCTTTCATACGGACTATGAAGAAGAAGGGAAAATCTGGGCCCAGGTGATCCAGACAAACTATGCCGAACAGGAAGCCCAGGGGACTCCCATGAATCGGGAGCAATTGCGTCTCAAAATCCGGCCCCGAAAGGACATCAGGAGAGGCTGGCGGTTCAAGCTTTCGGGGGAAATCTATGAAATCGAGACCGTGGACAATACTTACCGGGACAGTACCACGCTGATCGTCCATCGGTATGAACAGGGGGTGTAGCCATGGCCGTATTTACGGTAAAAGTTCCAGAAGGGGAACTGAGTAAGGCCATCCGGCAGATTTCTGCCTGGGATGGGAAGACAAGACTTCGGGTGGAAGCAGTCCTGAAAAACGGGACGAACGCGGTAGCCCGGGAAGCCCGGCAGCGGGTACCGGTGCGGTCGGGGAAACTGAAGAAATCCATCAAGACCCGGTTTTCCACGGTGAAGCTGGAAGGCCAGGTGTACAGCAATGTGCCCTATGCCCATTTGGTGGAATTCGGCAGTAGGGCCCATACGGTAAGGCCCAAGAAGAAAAAGGCCCTCCGGTTCTTTAAGGGAGGCCCTGTGTTTACGAAACGGTCCCGGATTCCGGCCCAGGCAGGGAAGCCCTTCTTCAAGCCTTCCTACGACTATGTGGAACCCCAGCTGCTCCGTGATGTGAAGAAAGCGGTACAGGAGCCATGAAGAGATTACCCAATAACGCAGTGCATAAGGCCCTGATGGCCTTTCTCAGGAACCATACGGGACTGGCGGTTTATGACTACGTGCCTCAGGAGGCGGTGCTGCCGTTTATCACCCTGGGGACCATGACCGTACAGGACAAATCCACCAAAACCGAGGATATGACCCACCTTTCGGCCCACATCCATATCTACAGCAATTACAAGGGACGGTATGAAATCAACTCTCTGGCGGAAAAACTCATCAACCTGTTCGGGAGCATCCAACTGGATCTTTCCCTTGATGAATTCTATGTATCTGCCCAAGGGGTGGATTTTTACGAAACGTACCCGGAGGATGAGATGGGCTACAGCGGGGTGATCACCCTGGAAGTCCTCATCCAGAATATCCATAAGGAGGAGTAATATGGCAACTACCACTTTTCCCAGCCGGAGTGAAGCCTCCAACACGGCGACTGCCGGCAAGGATTATTTGATCTATCTGAACGCAGGAGAATCGGATACCAATCCCACCTGGCTGCTCTTAGGGGGCCAGCGGAGCGGGGATCTGACCCGGCAGGCAGACGAAATCGACGCCAGCAGCAAAACGTCCAGCGGGTGGAAATCCACCATCCCCGGCCTGCGGAACTGGTCCCTGGACCTGGAATCCGTGTACCTGGCCGGAGACAAGGGGGCCAAATTCCTGGAAGCCTCTTTCTTTGCAGGAAAGCAGGTCCACATCAAATTCGAGTACCCGGATAAAAGCTATGTGACCGGATGGGGCTCCGTGACGGAATGCAGCCTGTCCACCCCTCATGATGACGTGGCCACTCTCTCTGGGACCATTTCCGGGGACGGGCCCTTAAGTGAACTGAAGAATGCGGACGGAACGGTTGTCCCTACCGGTAAATAGGAGGAATCGGAAAACATGAAGAAAATCGACTTTGAAGTCTTTGGCCCTGGCCAGTACCTGTATTTTGATATCGGCCGGCTGATCCAGGTAGAAAACATTACCGGAAAAAGTGCCGGGGACATTATCCGGAACCAGGAATTGAACCTGGGGATCCTGACCGCTCTTCTGTCCATCGGGCTCCGGCAGCACGGCATCAAGAATCCCCAGTGGTACGCCAATAAGATGCAGGAACTCATCGATGAAGGCCACGAGATGGAAGAATTCGTCCAGCCGGTGGTGAAGGCCATTGCCGGGTCCGGCATACTGGGGAAAGAAGTGTACTACGCCATCTTTCCAGAAGAAGATCCGGGGAAAGAACCGGGGAAGAGTAAGACGAAACCAAAAAACTGACGACGGGACAGGAAGAAGTCCCGTCTTTTAACGAGTGGCTGGGGTGGGCGGAAGAAGTGGCCTATGGGCTCTTGCATCTTTTGCCTGCCCAATTCTATGCCCTGACTCCCCTGGAGCTGGATCGGATGGCGGAATGCCGGGCCAGGGCAGAACAACGAAAGAAATGGGAGACTGCTTATTGGGTGGCCTGCCTGATGAGCATCCATACCCGGAAACCGGTACGGACGGAAAAGCTGATGAAACCCTTCCTGCCCAGGAAAACCAGCAGCCAAATGGCAGCCGAGCGGGATGCCTTCTTTGAGGAATTCAGACGGAAAGGAGCTGACGATCGTGGCAACCATCGCTGACCTTCTGGTAAAGATCGGAGCAGATACCTCCGATCTCCGGAAAGAACTCAATGCCACCAAACGGCAGATCAAGTCCGCCTTTGGGAGCGAAGCCCTGGACGTGTCCAAGAAATCTCTGGCCGTCTTAGGAGGCATCGGGGCCGGACTGGCTGCTCTGGGTGTGGCATCGGTGAAAGCCGGGGCCAGTCTCCAGAGTACCAAGACCGCTTTCACAAATATGCTGGGGAGCGCGGAAAAAGCCCAGGACTTTCTAGGGAAAATGCAGGGATTTGCAGCCAAGACTCCTTTCGAATTTAGCCAGGTGTCCCAGGCAGCCCAGAAGTTCATCGCTTTCGGCTTTTCGGCCGAACAGGTCATTCCTACATTAACCGCGGTGGGGGATGCGGCAGCCGGCGTGGGCCTTGGAGCAGAAGGCATTAACCGGATCACCCTGGCCCTGGGGCAGATGGCGGCAAAGTCGAAAGTCCAGGCCGGTGAAATGATGCAGCTGACTGAAACAGGCATTCCGGCCTGGAAGATGCTGGCGGACCAGATCGGGGTTTCCGTACCGGAAGCCATGGACAGGGTGTCCAAAGGAGCCATTGATGCGGCAACGGGCATTACGGCTTTGGTCAGTGGTATGGAACAGTCTTTCGGGGGCATGATGGATCAGCAGAGTGAGACCATCAGCGGCACCTGGTCCACACTCATGGATGGACTGGAACAGTCGGCGGCCCAAGTGGGCCTCCAGATTGCGGAAGCCCTAAACCTGCCGGGGATCTTCCAGTCCTTAGGGGATATGCTGACCAACTTTGCAGCCACCGTCCAGTCTTCCGGACTTACGGAAGCTCTTATGACAGCCATTCCTCCTGAATTCCAGGCAGGAATCCTCCTCATTGTGAGTACTCTCACTGGCCTTGCCATTCCGGCCATTGGGCTTTTTGTGACGAAGGTGACCCTGATGGCCGCGCCTTTTCTGGCGGCGGTAGCAGCGGCAGCTCCTTTTATTGGGGTAGCAGCGGCAATGGCCACGGCCCTCTATGCCATCTGGAAAAGCGGGATGACCGTGGAAGATGTGCTGGGAACTATGGGCATCAAAATGGAAACGGTCACCCGGGCTGTGGATGCCGTTCAGGCAATGATGAGCGCGGCGGCCCAGTCCATTATTGCCAACCTTCAGGCTCTGGAACCGGTGTTCACCTTAGTGGCTGCCGTGATGGGGGCAGCTTTCTATGCAGCCCTGCAGGTGATTGGCGAGGTAGTGAACGGAGTGCTGAACTTCATCAGCGTCCTTAGCGAATGTGTGACCTGGATCCTGAATGCTTTTACCTATCTTGTAGAAGGCATTGGGTCCTGTATCGATGAAGTAGGAAGCATCCTGTCCGACATGGCTGGCAGCATCCTTCCCTCCTGGGCCTCTAGTGCCCTTTCTACCATTGCCAACTTTGTCAGTGAAGCCATTAGCTGGCTCTCCAGCTTGATCCAGAAAATCCTGGAAACCAACAATGCTCTGGGTTCCATGGGTGGCGAAAGCGGTGGAGAAGGTGGCGGGGGCAGTAGCACTCCTGCCAAACGGGAATTTAAGCTGCCGGACTTCAGCAACCTTCGAGGGGGAGGCGGGGATATCCCGGTTCCTTCCGGAGGAGGCGGAGGCGGCGGTGGTTCTGGTGGCGGCGGAGGGGGCGGAAGCTCCGGAGGCACGGACCAGCTGGCCAATGCCGCGGCCCAGACCAGCAAGAGCATCGAAGAAGAATGGTTCCGGACCTTCCAGACCAAAAGCGCCCTGGTGGACCGGTGGTATAAGGAAGAAACGGACGAACTGGAAAAATCCAGATCCGCCAACGAGAACTACGAACGGGATAAGACCCGTCTGGCAGAACTGTATGCCCAGAAGCGGCTGGATGCCCTTTCTGAGGAACAGGCCAAGGCACGAGAGCTGATGAACAAGGCCCGGGATCTGTCTTTCGATGCGGTGACGGCGAAACTCACTCTCTACGGTTCCAAACAGGAACAGGAAGTCATGAAGATGCAGTCTGACATGGAAAAAGCGGTGGCTTCCATTGATGACAAGTACGCCAAGCTGTCCCAGGACTTCATCAGCCTTACCAGTACGGAAAAGGCTGTGTTTCTGAATGCTTTGAAGGAAAAAGGCATCGCCTATGAACAGGCCAGTGCCAACGAGATTGCCTTTGACAAACAGGCCAATCTGGAAAAAGCAGCAGCCTACAAAAGCTATATGGAGGAACGGAACGCCTACTTTGCCCAGGGGAAAGACATCCAGGCAGCTCTGGATGAAGCCTACAACCAGAATTCCCTGGCCATGCTGCAGGAGACCCTGACGGCAGAGATGGCCCTCCGCCAAAGCAACATTGACGCAGAGAAATCTCTGATGGATACCTACCAGGAAGCCTATATGAATGCCCACATGGGAACCCTGGAACTGATCGCGGACATGGCTTCCACCACTTTAAGTGGCCTGGAGACCGCCTTCACAGATATCCTGACAGGAGCAAAAAACGCCAAGGATGCCTTTCTGGATCTGGGGAAGGCCATGCTGAAGACCATTGCCAGCTATTTCTCCCAGATGATCTCCGGGATGTTGGTGACAGCCCTATTCGGGGATAAATTAAACGCAGCCAGTGCAGCCAAGACCGTAGCCCAGGGGACGGCTGCAGCCGGGGCCCTGGCTCCTGCAGCCTGGCTGAAACTGGTCATCGACCCGTCTGCCGGTCCTGTGGCCACGGGCCTTCTGACCGGAGGTACGTCCGCTGCGGTAGGCATCGGCATGGCAGCTGCTGCAACCAATACGGCTGCAGGTGCGGCGCAAGGAGCCGGAAAGACTCCTCATTATGCCAAAGGCGGGTATTTCACAAGACCCCTTATTGGTGTCCTGGGGGATGCCGGTGACGAAGTGGCCCTGCCCCTAAACCGGGCCGTGTTCGACAGCATTGCTGAAGGCATCTCGAATTCCAGTGAATCTACGGATAACCGGGAAGTTGCAACGACCTTCAACAACTTCGGGGACATCAACAACGCCGCGGATCTGGAGGATCTGATGGATGGGTTCACGGAAGCTGTTCTGGCCGGACTGAGAGGTGCCTAAGATGCAATTTCCAAAGCGGAAAGAAAACGAACAAAATTTCACAATCACCAAAGATGGGGTGGAATATAAGCTCCCGGCCCATTGGAGCCTGACGGACAGCGGCAGCTATACTTTCCGGAATAAGCTCCAATCCCGGGCCTTCGCCCATGGAAGTGATGCAGTGGGGGATGGAAAGATTGATGGCCGGACGATCCAGGTGGAATTTTCCATGGAGGGGGTTACGGAGGAAGACCATGACGAAGTGCTGAATGAAGCCTATACCTTCTTTGGCCAAACGGATTATTCCTTAATGGCCGGCCGCCCGGACCGGGTGTACCATGTGGCCTGCCTGTCCAAGATCAAGCACAAGTTCGAGAACGGGTTCAAGCAACGACGAAGCAACATTACCGTGTTCCTTCTCCTGGCAGACCCGTTCCGGTACGAAGCCCAGGAATCCAAAGTGGTCTTTCTCTTTCCCCAGGCAACGGTGCAGGCGGAAATGGTGCTCCATAACCTGGGGAGCGTGGATACCCCGCTGACTTTCCGGTTTATCCCCAAAGACCGGATGACCAACCTCACCGTCTGGCACCAGGAAGCCAAAGAAAAGTTTACCCTGACCGATGCCCTGCTGGTGGCTCCCAAGACCTCCATTGTGAACGGGAGAGAAGGAACGGTCTGGCGGGACAAGGATAACAGCATCAACGCCTTTACTGGGGCTTTCCTCCACGCCAAACCGGGAGCGAATCTCTTTCTCTACACAGGAGGAGCAGGGACGGTGGAAATAACCTATACCAACAGGTGGTTTGTATGACGAATTTCATCTTTGGAAGGGGCCTCTTCGGCCGGTGGATCTTTGCAGGTCCTACCAGTGAAGGAGAAGGCAGCAGAGACCGGGGCAAGATCCATGAGTACTATCCCGGTCAGTTCGTGGTCTATGCCTACAAAAGGGACGGGACCCGGACGGCCATTTTCGGAGGGGGAAGCGAAGCCAATGCCCTGAATGAAGTAACCTTTGAAATCACAAATACTGGCTGCGGCCAGTGCCAGCTGACCTTTTACCGGCAGCCCGACAATGCTCAGCTAGATTATATGCAGCGCATCGACATCCATCTGTATGGAGACCGAAAGCCATGGTATAGCGGTTACATCATCAGTCGGCCCATTGAAGGGACGACGGACACCAAGTTCGTGTACAAAGGCTACGGCTTCTATAACCGACTGGAGAATGTGATGCTCTGGAAGACCTACGAGAACACCGATGTAGGAGATATTGTCCGGGATATTGCCCGGCAGGTGGAACGGCAGACCCTGCAGGTGGTCTACAACGACAGCAAAATCCAGAGCGTAGGGTACAATCCCACCAAACTGGTCTTTGATGGAGTCACGGTGAAAGAAGCCCTGAACACCCTGGCTGACTTTGCCGTGGACTATGTGTATGGGGTGGACGAATACCGGTGCCTGTATTTTCGCCGTAGAGAAACTTCCGTCAACGAACAGGCCCGTTTGACCGTGGGAAAACACATAACGTCTTATACCCCTTCCTGGGATGTGTCCAAATTGGTGAACTGGGCCCGGATCAAGGGCGGCAGTGTGGATGACCAGGGAGAACAGTGGCTCTGCATTGTGGAAGATCAGGAAAGCCAGAACAGGTATGGAGTTCACCAGGCTGTCTGGAATCTGCCGGAAGCCTACGATGCGGCCGATGCCAAACGGTGGGGGGAAAACCAGATCCGTCAGTATAAGGCTCCCGTGAAATCCGCCAAAATTGGTGGGATACGGCTGGAATATCCCTATCCGGACGGGACCTTTAATGTCCGCCATATGTCTACGGATGGTCTGGCCGAAATTCGACGGTTGGACGGAAATGCAGATACCTATCCCATCAAAAAGATTAAATATACCTTGTCCGGGTCCAACGGCATTAAGACGGAGATGGAACTGGGAGAACCTCAGTTTTCCGTGGATCGGTATCTGTCGGAGATCGAACGCCGGTCCAAGGATATGGAGCAGTCCCAGTCTTCGGTCCTGAAGCAATGGAAAGGAGGAAGCTGATGGCCATCCATGATTATCGATTCAATCCCTTTGAAAATACCTTCGACATCAAAAAGATTTTTGACGAAACTCATGTAATCCCTACCAACAGTCCCTATACCATCCGGCTGGCGGAAGTTCCCCAAAAAACATCGCCCACCACACTGCAAGTGAAATATCAAAATGGGGTGCTCCTGACGGAAGTGTCGGAAGAACCGGCCCAGGGACAGTACTGGCCAGATTACCTGACTACGGAGCACGGCATTGAAGGGTGGAATACCGGGACCCTGAAGTTTTCTGCCGCAGATGCAGGAAAAACAGTACAGGTTACCTATAACGGGATGGGAACACTGACCGATGATCGGCTCATCGATCAGGTGGAAATTGCGGTTACTTCCAGCACCCAGGCGGACAAGGATGCTCGGGTGATGGGCTTGAATTCCTGGGACGTAGAGACTGGACCTACATCGGCACCAGGACTGCAGTCCATTAAGTCTGCTTACCATATCCGGAAACACCGGGGCATCCCGGCAGGAACCTACACCCTCCGGCGCATCCTCCAGGAGCTGGTGAACCGGTCCCATACGGAAGAATACTGGAAAGAGAATTCTCAGTGCAACTGCAACTGTAACTGCGATTGCAGTGATGATTCGGGAGGCGGCTAAGATGCTGGTCATTGACGAAAATAAGAACATCCAGGTGTCCCAGTACGACACCTTTTCCATCCGGTTCCGCTTTACCAACTACAAACTGACCCATGCGGACAAGGTGGTTTTTGCCATCAAGAAGACTACAAATTCCTCCGAAGTGGTCTATTCGGACAATTTCTACAATCCGGGCAATAATTTTGTAGATGTGGCAGTTCCCAAGGGAGCCCTGGATTCCCTGGAGCCTGGGGCATACATTTACGATCTGGCCATTATGAACAGCGAGACGGAACGGATCCTTACCTGCTTCTTTACGAAATCTTTCATCATCAAGGGGGTGGCCCATAATGTCTGATGCGACCAATGTAGAAGTGACGCTGACCGTCCAGAACAATAGTGAAGTGGAAATGGGGGATGTGGTGGATGGGTACGCAGCGGATCAAGCCCGGGAATACCAAGAGAAGGCCGGGGAGTATGCGGCAGATGCCCTCAACAGCAAGAATATGGCGGAAGCCTGGGCGGAGAGTGACAGTGCTCCTGCAGGGGAAGGTACCCGTTCATCTAAAGTTTGGGCAGATACAGCCAGACAATGGGCAGAAAGCATCTCGGAACCGGACGGGGTTTCCGGAGCAAGGTCCTCCAAAACCTGGTCTGAAACAGCCCGGGCCTGGGCCGAAAGTGATGCAGCACCGGATGGAGTTTCCGGGGCCAAGTCTGCCAAGAGCTGGGCAACGATTTCTTCCCAAAAAGCGGCCGAAGCATCCACCAATGCCAAGGCAGCGGATACCAGTGCCAAAGCTTCTGCCAGCAGTGCGGCTGCAGCCAAGATGTCTCAGGAAGGAGCCACCACCCAGGCTACCCTGGCACGGCAAAGTGCCGAAAGTGCTGGGGAGAAGCTGGCCCAGATGCAGATTGACCTGAAAGTGAAAGCAGATGTGGACAGCCCGGTCCTTACGGGAACGCCTGTGGCACCGACTCCTGACAATAATGCCCAAAGTACCCAGATTGTCAATGTGGCCTATGTGAAGCAGAAAATTGCCGAACTGGTCAATGGCTCGGATGCTTCTCTGGATACCCTGAAGGAGCTGGCGGACGCCCTGGGAAATGACCCGAACTTCGCCACCAGCATCATGGCGGCCATTGGGAAAAAGTTGGACGCTACCGCAATGGCCCAGGCGGCTTTGGCCGATGGGAAGGGAAACAACATTGCAGAGACCTATGCCACCAAGGCGGAACTGACTGGAGAAACGGCAACTCTTGCAGCCGTGGCCAAAAGTGGAAGGTACAAGGATTTGCTGGAACGGCCTACCATTCCGGATAAAACCAGCCAGCTCACCAACGACAGCCGGTTTGTGGCAACGGATGAAACGGGGAATGTGACCTTGACCGGTACGCTGACGGCTGCGAAAGTCTACAACGCGGTGTATAACGACTACGCAGAATTCTTTCCTCGGGGTGGCGACACCCAACGGGGCGATATCATTGCCCTGGATGAAACCACTGGGAAAGAGCAGTATGGCCGGGCAACCTCCAGCAGTCAGTGTGTGGTGGGGGTCCATACAGAAGATTTTGCTTCCATCATTGGCGGCCGGACCCTTTCTCCAGGAGATGATATTCTGAAAACCAATCTGCCCACTTATATCCCGGTAGCCCTGGCCGGCCGTGTGCCCGTCCGCATGTACGGGAAGGCCAAGAAGGGCGGCTGGGTGATCCCTTCCGAAATGCCTGGGGTAGGCCGGATGGCCCTTCCGGGAGAAAATCTTACCCAGGCGGTGGGACAGATCGTGAAGGACGATACCGCAGAAAACGTGCGGCTGGTGAAGATCATGGTAAGGAGTGGAAGATGAAATACCTCAGACGAAATATCAATACCGTATTCCTCATGCTGGGGAATTCCTGCAATATGAATTGTGCCTACTGCCTGCAGCATCCCCTGGTGCATAAGCCATTGACGAAAGACGTGAACCCCGAAATCTACGACTTCCTGGAAGAGATTTCTCGGGAGAATGCCCGGCCTCTCCACCTGCAGTTCTACGGCGGGGAGCCTCTGTTGTACTTTGGCACCATCCAGGAAGTAACCAAGGAAATCGAAAAAAGAAAACTCCCTATGACCTTTGGAATCATCACCAATGGACGGGCACTGACGGACGAAATGGTCCGTTTTTTTAATGCCCGGAATTTCACGGTCTGTGTTTCCTGGGATGGGCCTCATGTGAAGGAAACGAGAGGGTATGATGTGTTTTCCGTGCCGGAAATCCGGGAACGGATCCTGGCCCTGGAACATCTCTGTCTTTCTGCGGTTCTTTCCGCCAAAGCCTATCCCAGGGAAGTCCTCCAGGCTTTCCAGCAGATTTCGGAAGAGTACAGCGCCATCCATGGCTACCAAATTGCGGTGAACCTGGATGAAATCATGGATACCGGCCTTCCTAAGAAGGACCTGCTGGCTATCGACTACGGACGGGTAACGCGGGAGATGAAGGAAATGACCCTCCGGTTCCTGGATGGCTTCGGGAAAAGGGTTCCTGTAGAAAGGTACACAGAAGAAGCTTACATCCTCCAGTTATTCCATGCTTTGAAGGAATTCTACCTGACAGGAAAAGGAAAGTGGAATCGGTATACTGCTGCCTGCGGGAATGGTCTCACGGTGTTGAATCTGGATCTCCAGGGAAATCTCTACCCTTGCCATAATACATCACGGAAGGTTGGCACCATCCGTGATTGTTACTTTTCGTATTTGCAGCGGATCCTTGCGGGAGATCATACTCGTGAACACAGAAAAGAGTGCTTATCCTGCACGGCCCTCGCCTTTTGCCAGGGAGGCTGCAAGCTGGTGGGGGACAAGGCCCGGAAGGAATCTTACTGCAAGTTCAAACGGGCCGTCTTTACCCCGGTCCTCATGGCCATTCAGCAGTACGGGCAGAAGCTATTGGAGAAGAACCATGGCAAAGAACGGAACCATCAATAAAACCACCTTCACGGACACGACAGCCCTCACAGATACCAGTGAGCTGAAGGTGAAGGCCATCCATGTGACGGAACTCCAGACGGCCCTGGAACAGCTCAATGCCTACGGGGCCAATGTGGACAACTGCGGAAACTGCACCTTCTGCCAGTCGTGCCAGAAATGCCAGACCTGCCAGGGATGTCAGAGCCAGAAATGTCAGTCCAGTTCCTGCCAAACCTGCCAGAGCATCAGCCAGTGCAGCTCGAGAAACTGCACCTGCCAGACGAGAGGGCAATGTGACTGCAACTGCTCTGGTGGCAACTGTAACTGTTCGGATGATTCGGGAGGAGGGCCATAATGGCAAGTCAGAACGAGATTGTATGGAAGAAGGACCTGACGGACATCCAGTCGGGACTGGAAAACCTTGCCACAAAGACGAAGATTTCCATCGACCTTTCCTCGATGAACTATGACAAGGTGAAGAAAATCAACGTGGCAGCCCTGGAAACAGCGGTGAACAAACTAGAGGAGGCCTTTTCGGGAAACTGTTGCCAGGCCAACTGCTGCCAGACTTGTCAGGGGTGCCAGTCTTGCCAGACATGCCAGGGATGCCAAAAATGCCAGACCTGTCAAGGGTGCCAAACCTGCCAGGGGTGCCAGAAATGCCAGTATTACATGACCCAGAACTGCAATTGCGACTGCAACTGCAATTGCTCGGATGACAGCTAAAGGAGGAACAACTTATGATCATTGCAAAAGGAAACGTAAGTACGGCGGAAGGGCCTGTGCCGGTAGAGAATCTAAAACCGGGAATGCTGGTGGTGGACCGGGGCCATCGGGCAAGGAACCTGCTGATGGTAGAACAGGTCCAGCTCCATCAGACACTCCATTTTGAACGGAACAAAGACCTGGTCCTGGCGGGGAACAGCCTTCTTTTCACCCTTACTGGGTTGCGAAGCGCCATCTCCCTCAAAGGCGTGCGGAAGGCTATGAATGGACGAATCCAGATGCTCTTTGAAGGGAGAAAGATGCAGGAGGATGTGATGAAAATCAAAAAGGAAGAAGTCACCGGCTATCGCCTGACCATCGAGGGTGGCAAGGATGTCCTGGTCAATGGGTACGATGTAGCAGACAAGGAGGAAGGGGTATGCTGAAGATCTATTACAACGAGGAATCCAATGCTGACTACCTGATACACCTGACTCTCCGGGGCGATTACTGCAAGGCGGAATGCACCAGCAATAGCGAAAGCCGGAAGGGAGCGGATGTGATCGAGACCATGCATCCTTACAGTTCCTACGTTCTTACAGAAGGAAACGGGACCGTGAAACTGTTCCGCCGTCCCATGGCCTCGGACTACCGGTTCCTTGACCTTAACCGGCTGGGGGTATCCATCAAACTGGACTTTGCCGTTCTGACCCAGCTTTATGGAAATACCACCATCCTCGATATCGATACGGGCATCATGGCGGAAGGCCAGCGGGATATTATAGTGCGGATGTTCAACGGGCAGAAGGAAAACCTGACCATTGACTCGGACCAGGAATACGAACTGCTGCCCTTTCACACCAGCGACCTGATTCTGGGGGACCATCCCCGGATGACCTTGTGGGACAGCTACAGTCTTTCTGCCAACGGACGGGAGCTGATGGCCAACCGGAAAGGGTACCTCATCGACGGGGATCCGGAAGAACCCTTCGTCCCGGAAGGGAGCAGGGACTACATCGACTTTACCATCCAGAAGTACAAGGGGGACTTCTCCACCAGGGAAAAGCTCACAAGAGATATGGATGACGAGGAAGTCTTTGTGGAATCTTCTGCGGGCCTTGTGAACAACAGACGGGTAAGGCTTGTAAAGGGAACGGGCAGTTTCCGCCTGTATCCCTTTGGGTACGAAGGCCCGGTGAAGATTAAGCTGGGGAGAAAGTGGTACGAAGTGTGGAACGACTATCTGGTATTTGTGGGAAAGCAGGATTGATATGCAGAAAAATGGTATGGATTTGTCTACAAAGTATCAAATCACCCTTTATCTAGGGAGCCAGTGCAACCTGCATTGTGCCTACTGTCACCGGGAGGCATCGGACGGGGAAGGAGAAATCGCGGAGAGCTTTCTGGAAGAACTGAAGTGCAATCCGCCTTCTTCCATCAAGTTCATGGGCGGGGAGCCTCTCCTTTACATGAAGGAGATCCGGAAAGTGGTGGCTGCGGTGCCTAAAGCGAAATTTGCGGTGAGCACCAACGGCATCGGCATCGAAAAGCACCTGGAGTACTTCCGGGAGCACCGTTTCCAGATTTGCATCAGCTATGACGGGGCGGAAAAGGACTTGCGGGGGTATGATCCTTTCACTGCTCTCTGGGATTACCCGGACCTGGCGGTTTCCACCACCCTGTACCATGGGAATACGGACCTGGGAGCCATTATGGCAAAGTTCCGGGAGAAGGAGAAAGTCATCGGACGGAACCTGTCCTTCTTCCCGCATCTCATGCATGTAACCAACGAGACCAACCGGAAGTATGCTCTGACCCGGGAGGACTATGATTCCATCCTGGAACAGTACAAGAAGTATGTGGGGTTGTATCTGTCCCGGCTGAAACGCTTCGGGATAAAAGATCTGCGGTATGAAGGACTTTACCAGACCCTGGAACGGCGCAGGGAGGTTCAGTACATTTACGGAGAAACCTACTGCAGCAACCGGACCATCCGGAAGGTGGATACCAAAGGACGGCAGTATCCGTGTCTTTATATCCGCCGCCAGGGGCTTTCCGATAACTGGTTGAAGGAACAGCAGGATCTCCTGGATGCCTTGAGTCCCGAATGCCGCCAGTGCTCTGTTTACGGCATGTGCGGCGGGGCCTGTATCGTCAGCCAGGTGCATGCTCAGGAGTGCCGGTTCTACAAGGCCCTCTACACCTGGTTCCAGAAGGAAGTGAACCGGCTATGAACCATCTCTTTATCTTCCTGGAGGCGGTGCAGACAACGGATACCATTTCCCTGGATCTGGAAGAAAGGCGACTGAGCTTCTCCTGCAGCAACAAACGAGTGGCCATCAACCTGGATGCCCTTCGGAGCGGGTCCTCCACGGTGATCCTGAAGAACCCCATCACAGGGTCCGTGTATCCCCTGTTCAACTTCCGGGAGATTCTCCAGGTGATGGATCTGGGGCCCCAGGAGCTGCTGCGGACTCTGAGTCTGTGCTCCTTTGTGCAGATTGACAAGTACGGGAAGGATACCTTTATGAAGGTGTTCCTGCCCAAGGGCCAGCCGGAACTCCGAAGCCGCACTCATGACTTCTCCCGTTTTCCTCATGTAGCCATGGCCGACCTCCACAAACTGGACCGGGCCTTTAGCTGGAGTGTGCATCATGTGAAGGCCCGGATCCATTATGGTCGGATCGAGGGAAGCCTGGTGTTTGAACGATCTGCCTTCTGGAAGGAGCCGGTTTATGTGAGCCACGCCGGCCAGACCCAGGAGCTGACCCAAGGGGAGAACTGGTTCTCCTTTGCCTGGAGTCCTACGGAAGACGTGTACTGCGGCACCGAAAAGGGACGGTACAAAGGCCGGGCTCTCCATGTTTCGGGAGATCGAAGATAACAGAAAGGAGGGAAGACCATGAACTTCATTAGCTACACTTTTGTGAACGCGGTAATCAGTGCCCTGGCAGTCTTCGGGTGCTGGCTGATCCTGCGGCCACAAAAAATCGAGAACCAGGCGCTCCACAAAAGCATCGACAACAACACCAAAGCTCTGGAAGATTTGACGGGGCTCATCAATGAAATGCGGGTGGCCCAGGCGGGCATCGAGACCAATATCGACAACCTGTGGCACCGGTACAAGGACCTGAAGGGAGAAGTGGACCGCATCCACGATCACAGTAATCTGGGGAATCCGCCATGTTTGAAAAAGTAAAAGGGATACTGACTAAAGGCCTGGATGCGGTGAAAGCACGCCTGAACCAATTCCAGCAGCCCATCAAATGGATCGTCATAGGGTATCTTGTGACGGTCTTTCTTTTTGTGCTTTCCTACTATGGCTTCTGGCTGTATCTGGCGGTGACGGGGAAAATCCAGCTGCCGGACCTTCTGGCCATGGTGCGGGAACTGGTCGGGCCTGCCATGGTGGGGTTTGTCACCTTCATTGCAGGCTGCTTTGTGGATCTTGACGGGAACGGCATCCCGGACCACTTTGAAAAGGAGGAGAAGAAATGAAGATTTTTATCAATCCAGGGCATATGCCCGGTGTGGACAGCGGGGCTGTCAATGACAAATACGGCGTCACGGAAGCCGGTATCGTGAAGAAAATCGGGGCAGGAGTCCAGCAGTACCTGAACCGGGTGGGTTATGACTGCCTGCTGGTCCAGTCCGACAATCTCTGCGGGGAGTCTCCCAATTATACCAACATTTGTGCCAGTGCCAACGGGTGGCAGGCGGACCTGTTCCTGTCCATCCACTGCAATGCGGCAGCTGCAGAAGAAGCCCAGGGGACGGAAACTCTGGTGTACAGCAGTGACAGTGCAGAAGTCTGCGGTCTGGCGGAATGCATCCAGAACCAGATTGTCCAGAGCCTGGGGACCGTGGACCGGGGCGTAAAGGAACGGCCGGGGCTGGCGGTGCTCCGGGAGACGGATATGCCGGCGGTCCTGGTGGAAACGGCGTTCATCACCAATGAGGAAGATGTACAGCTCCTGATGAACCGGAAGAACGAATTTGCCCGTGCCATTGCCCGCGGGGTGACGGATTATGTGGCCCAGAAAGGATGAGGACCATGGACATGTGGCGGATCAGCGATGAATTTCTTCTGGGCTATCTGTTGGGCATCCTGACCGGGGTGCTTCTCTTTACCCTGGTCATCTGAAGAAAGAGGGTGGGGATCATTGAGAAAAAGCGCCTGGTGCTTATTGCTGTGCTTGTTGTTGTCCTTTCCGCAGGTCTCCTGGGCCTCTACGTATTCCATAACAGAAGAGGAACTGACCCAGTTGGAAAGCCATATCAGCGAGCTGCAGACCATCAACAGCAGATTACAGAAGGAATCCAGTCAGCAGAAGAAACGCATGGAGGAATTGGAAACGCAATTGACCGCAGCGCAGAACGAATTGCAGAAAGCCAGGGAACAGTCCAGTCTGCTCGGGAGTCAGTTGAAAGAACTGGAGAGGACCTCGATCAGGCAGGAAGAATCCTTGCGGATTGCCAACGAATCCTTAGCCGCGTACGAGAAAGAAAACAATAGAACACAGAAAAGGCTGAAAGCCCAGCGGAACCTGGCTTACGGGATAGGGACAGTGCTGCTGGCGGCTTTGGTGCGGAAATGAAGAGGGCCATGGTGGGGGAAATCCTACCATGGCTCTATTTTTATCTATATTTATAATATCCTGTACCATTTAATTGATTTGCCGTACTTTGGGAAACGGGATGTGGTGCACTGTCTTTTAGAATTGCTTCAGCTGCAGAGTCTTTGTACATTATCTCTGATCCAAAATTTCCTTCTGCATTAAAAAGTTGTTGATCGGTGTTAGTATCAAAAATCTTGAAGCTTTTCATTACGACACCGAAGGCACCTTTGGCTGCAATTTTATAGCTACATATAATTGTACCTGCATAAGTGCCTGACCCCATCGTTGTTCCGTGGACATTTAATGGGACAATTTTAACTTGGAACTGAAAACTGTGGTTGTTATACTCATGGTGGTTATCACCAGTATCTGTTGAATGGTCATGTTTATAATAGACATCATATGGTAACTGACTTTCAGAATCCCTCATAGACGTAATTCCGCGAAAGGTTGTTAGATGATTGATTAAATACATATCTACATTATGTGCAACTGGTGGGGTCCATAACAGACCAAATCGCCCAGCGTAAATCCAGTCGTCATCCGCTGCAGAGACTGATGATGAAAACGCAAAGGTAAAAAGTGCAACAAGTATGAAAAAGAATTTTTTCATTTTTTCCAACCTCCCTATGTGAATAAAATTAAATTAATATAATGGCTTTTTATTATATACCAAATATTTTGTAATATTTATTATAGTTATAGTTTTGTCATTTAAGTTGACTTTGCTTTTTTTGAATAATTTTTGAGATAGAAGTATTTAGCAATTTTGTATATCTTTTCTGAAGCGGTTTCAGGAACAACTGGTTTCCAAATTCGATTATTTTCATCATCTTCTATTTGATCTATGAGATTCCAATTCATATCATAAACATATACATTATTCATCGAGAGCTTTCTATTTATAAGATCTACAGTCCAGTCACATTCCATTATCTCTTCTTTTGGAGAATTTCTATAAAACAACAACCATAAATTGACCTTTTTATAGCCATCTTCTTTTCTTGCATAGATTGATTGTCTATCAAACCATATACTTCTAGTAGAATTTGATGCAATCCATGTCCATCGCTTAGGATTTGGTTGAAACTCTGCAAAACAAGGTGTTAGAAAGCAAGAAAACATTGCAATAAGTAGAAAAACATTAATTATTTTTTTCATTTTAACCTGCTTCTTTTCAACAAAACGGTACTTGCTAGAACTAAATTTCATCTATAGAAATTTCGTCCATGCGTGTGTTTCCATTCCTTACCGTAAACAGTGTCAAACTATAGCTCGTATATTGAATTCCATCTCCAAAGGGACTGGGTTTTTCTTCTATTTTTACTGGTTGTGATTTTGACCCAGCCTTAGCATCTTGTTCTTCATAAAGATATTTAAAACGGACATCATAATTTCCAGGAGTTATATTTTTTGCTGTGAATTTTTCACCCTCTCTAATGGTAAAACACCGTACAGGTCTAGGGGAGCCATCTAAGGACCAAATCCTCACATAAACTGGTGCACTGTTCTGGGAATTGTCGACTTCGATTGTGCTATACCCTTTATTATTTTTAATGGGCTCTCCTTTGACATATCCTGTAACTACACCTTTTTTGGGGGTCAATTTAGAAGAGGGTTTTACTGGAGCTGCTTTAGCAGGGGCTTTATTTACTGCTTTATATGGAGCTTTTGGCGGTTGAGATTTTTTACTTGTAGAATTCGATGAACTTACGCCTGCAAAAATTATTAAGCCCCATATAGCAAATGCAACAGCTTGCAATAATTTAAATCCAGAAGATCGCCTAGAACTTATGATAATGTATGAATCCATGGAAGGACTCAAAACACGATATTCTTTTATAGGAAAAACAGGAATCCATAGAATGGTAAACCAGTATGATTTAATATAGCTCCCGCTATATTTATCTTCTTCTTTTTTTTCCAATTAAGGTAAAGCCAATCCCGTTTACTCGCCTTAATGTTAATGGATCCTCTGGATTGTATATTTTTTCACCATTTTCTTTGGCTAAATGTAAGGCACGGAGAATACAAATTTGCAATGGTGATAGGTCATCGGATGTACTGTTATCTTGATATTGTTGCCTCTGTCTTTCGGTTGTGTTTTGGGATGAATTTCTTGCTGAAGAAGATGTGTTTCGACTCTGATTATTTTGGGCCGATTCCCTGGAAGTACCATTTCTTCGAGAATCATAAGTTCTTCTTTTTTCTGGGTCGCTCAGTACACTATAGGCTTCATTTAAAAGTGCCATCTTTTTGACGGCAAACTCCTTATCCGGATATACATCAGGATGATATTTTTTGGCTAAAATGAAATAAGCTTTTTTTATAATTTCTGGAGAGGCTTTTGGATGTACCTCTAAAATCTCGTAATAATCAACCATTTAAAATGCCTCCTGAAGGATATCTCTAAGAAAATGACTCCATCTGAGATTGCAAATAACAAATGACAACCTATAGATAATTTAATCCTTCCTCGGGAATAATTTAGGTGAATAAATACATTGATGATTTTATTCTATCGTATTTTTGAAATTAATGCATCATAAAAAATATTTCAACGATAATGCAGAAATATCTAAAGTTTAGAGAGAAATCTGGCTTCTGAAACAAGTATAGAATTTTAAGTGTCCTAAAATTCGAACTGTGTCTATGCTATAATAAATAATAGCGTAACCGATGAGGAAAAGAAGGAATACAGAGAACTGAGAAATGAAAGAGAAATGGTTCTATGATAAAATAGAATCATCTCAGAAAAATTTCTACTTTTGGCCAAAGGAGATTCACAACCATGAACAACGAAGAAAAAAGCCTGGAACAGGTTCTGTGGGATTCTGCCAACGTGATGCGCCAAACCATGGGGGCAGCGGACTACATGAACTATGCCCTGGGCCTTATTTTTTACAAGCATCTGTCTGATAAAACCCTGGAAGCGGCAGCCGATGCCCTGGTGGATTCCGGAGAACTGGAAGAAGAGGCAGTGACCACGGAAGAGGCCCGCCAGGCTGTGTACAAGAAATATTACGAGGATGAAGAATTCCATGATGACCTGCTGGAAACCATGAATATGGATTATGAAATCAAGCCGGACTTTACCTTTACTGCTTTGATGGATTCCATCCGGAAGCAGCAGTTCCAGCTGGAAAATCTGAACCAGGCGTTCCGGGATATTGAACAGTCCAATTCGGACCTTCTGGGCCATCTGTTCGACGATGTGGACCTGTATTCTACCAAGCTGGGGTCCACGCCCCAGAAACGGAACGACATGATTGCCCAGGTGATGACGGCCCTGGCGCCCCTGAACCTGGACAGCCACAGCGGGGACGTGCTGGGGGATGCCTATGAATACCTGATCGGCACCTTTGCTTCGGATATGGGCCAGAAGGCGGGAGAATTCTATACCCCCCAATCGGTTTCCCAGCTGCTGACTCACATTGTAACCTGGGGCCAGGAAGCCAAAAAGGGGTTCAGTGCCTACGATCCGGCCATGGGATCCGGTTCCCTGCTGCTGAATGTACGCCATTATATCAAGGATGTGGATTCCATAGAGTATTACGGCCAGGAAATCAAAACATCCACCTATAACCTGGCCCGGATGAATATGATCATCCACGGCATTGCCGCCACCAACCAGCATCTGCGGAATGCGGATACCCTGGACCGGGACTGGCCCAGTGATGAAGTGACGACTTTTGACGGGGTGATGATGAATCCGCCCTATTCCCAGCACTGGAGTGCGGACAAGGGGTTCCTCAATGACCCCCGGTTTTCCGATTACGGGGTTCTGGCCCCCAAATCCAAGGCCGACTATGCCTTTTTGCTCCATGGCCTATACCATCTGCGGGATTCCGGTACCATGGGCATCGTCCTGCCCCATGGGGTGCTGTTCCGGGGTGCTGCGGAAGGGAAGATCCGCCAGAAGCTGCTGGAAAAAGGCAATATCTATGCGGTAATCGGCCTCCCGGCGGGGATTTTCTATTCCACCGGCATCCCTACCATCATCATGGTGCTGAAAAAAGACCGCCCCGGCCGGGATGTGCTGTTCATCGACGGCAGCCAGGAATTTGAAAAAGGCAAGGCCAAGAACACACTGACCCCGGCCAACATCCAGAAGCTGTTCCAGGCCTATGTGGACCGGAAGGACGTGGACAAATTCGCCCATGTGGCCTCCTTTGAAGAAATCCAGGAAAACGACTTCAACCTGAACATCCCCCGGTATGTGGATACCTCCGAACCGGAACCGGAAATCGATCTGGGAGAAGTGAATAGGGAACTGGCGGATACCAACGCACAGATCCAGGCAGCCGAAAAAGAACTGGCGGACATGATGGGAGACCTGACCACCACCGATCTCAAGAAGGCTAAAGACCTTCAGGACCTGCTTCACCTGTTTCAGTAAGGAGATGGGATGATGAAAAAAGAAATGAAAAAGGTTCCGGCGGTACGGTTTACGGGGTTTACGGGCGATTGGGAACAGCGGAAGTTGGGAGAAATTGCTGATAAAGTTACCTCGAAAAATAAAGAGCATAGGTACAAGGAGACGTTAACAAATTCTGCAGAGCAGGGAATTGTAAGCCAAAAGGAATATTTTGACCATAGTATTTCCAACATTGAAAATATAAATGGTTATTATGTAGTAGAAGATAATGACTTTGTCTATAATCCTAGAATCTCGACTTCTGCACCTGTAGGACCAATCAATCGCAATAAATTAGGCAGAACGGGTGTAATGTCTCCTCTCTACACTGTTTTTAAACCTCATGAAATTGATGAATCGTATCTTGAATGGTTTTTTAAGAGCAGCCATTGGTATAAATTCATGTATTTGAATGGGGATACTGGTGCTCGTTCTGATAGATTTGCCATTAAAGACAGTGTTTTTTTCAAAATGCCCATATCAGTGCCTACTTTTGAGGAACAATATAAAGTTGGTGATTTTTTAAATGAGGCTGACCACCTTCTCACCCTCAACCAGCAGAAACTGGACCAGCTGAAAAAGCTGAAAGCCTATTTCCTCCAGAACCTATTCCCGGCCAAAGGGGAGAAGGTCCCGAAAATCCGGTTCAAAGGGTTTACGGGGGATTGGGAAGAACGGAAAATCGGAGATTGTTTTGATGAACGAAAAGAGGGTATGCCCAATGGTGAATTGTTATCAGTTACAATAAATGAAGGTGTAAAACGATTTTCTGAACTGGAAAGACATGACAGTTCAAATCAAGACAAGTCGAAATATAAAAAGGTCTGTATAGGTGATATTGCTTATAATTCTATGAGAATGTGGCAGGGAGCAAGTGGAGTTTCAACCTATGAAGGAATTGTAAGTCCAGCGTATACAATTTTAAAACCAAAGAATGGAATCAATTCAAAATTTGTATCTTATTTATTTAAGAAAAAAGATATACTGTATATTTTTCAAGTCAATTCGCAAGGAATCACTTCAGATAATTGGAACTTAAAATTTCCGATATTAAGTAAAATTTCTATCAGAGTACCGGCATCGATTAAAGAACAAAATAAAATTGCTAAGCAAATGGAAAAAATAGATGATATTATCACACTCCACCAGCAAAAAATAGCTCAATTCCAGGCAGTAAAAAAATTCCTGCTGCAAAATCTGTTTGTATAAGGGGGAACCTGTATGACTTCCTATGAATCGGAAGAAAGCATGGAACAGCACCTGCTCCGGCAGCTGACGGAACAGCAGTCCCAGTGGACACTCCGGGAGGACCTTCACACCATCCAGGACCTGTGGGACAATTTCCGGCGGATCTTGGTGAACAACAACAAGGAGCTGTTTGACGCCCATCCCCTCACCGATGGGGAATTCCTCCAGGTGCAGAACCAGCTCCGATTCCCCACCTTTTACGACGGGGCCAAGTGGATGCTGGGCGAAAACGGGGTGGCCCGGGTGGATATCCAGCGGGAAGACGCCAGCCTGGGCACCATCCACCCGGTGGTGTTCAAACGGGTGGATATTGCCGGGGGTTCTTCGGTGTACGAAGCGGTGCACCAGATCCAGTTCCCCCGGAGGGAGGCTCTGGACCGGAACCGCCGGGGAGACGTGACCCTCCTCATCAACGGGCTGCCCATGATCCATATCGAACTGAAGAACCGGGCCCATCCCTATATGGAGGCCTTCAACCAGATTAAGAAATACCTGAAAGAAGGAGTGTTCCGGGATATTTTTTCCACCCTCCAGATGTTCGTGGTATCCAACGGGACGGATACCCGGTACATTGCGGCCGCTGCGGAAAGCAGTCTGAATCCCCAGTTTCTGTCCCTGTGGCTGGATGACAAGAACCAGCCCCAGACCGACTATCTGTCCTTTGCCCGGGAGGTATTGTCCATTCCCGCGGCCCATCGGATGGTGTCCCAGTATACGGTGTTGGACAGTGAACGGAAGGCCATCATCCTGCTCCGGCCCTACCAGATCCACGCCATCGAAGCGGTGAAAAACGCCGTGAATCCCTATACGGACGGGGGCACCCAGTCTGGCTTCATCTGGCACACCACCGGGAGCGGCAAGACCCTCACTTCCTACAAAACGGCCCATTACCTGACCCAGATCCCCAGTGTGGACAAGGTGATCTTCGTGGTGGACCGGAAGGACCTGGACAACCAGACCACCGGGGCTTTCCAGGCCTATGCCCAGTATGACACCATCGATGTGAACGAAACGGACAACACCGGGGACCTGGTCAGGAAGCTCCAGGCCAAAGGCGGGGATGTGATCGTCACCACCATCCAGAAGCTCCAGATTGTTATGAAGCGGTACCCGGAAGGGTGCGACAAATACGAAAAGCTCCACAAGCTCCGGCTGGTGTTTGTAGTGGATGAATGTCACCGGGCGGTATCCCCGGCAGCCCAGGCTCAGCTGGACCAGTATTTTACCCGGCCCCTGTGGTACGGGTTCACCGGCACCCCGATTTTTGAACAGGATGCCAAGAACAGCGCCGGGAATCTGCCCAAGACCACCCAGGAACAGTACGGCAAGTGCCTCCACCGGTACACCATCAAAGAAGCCCTCCACGACGGGGCTGTGCTGGGGTTCCAGGTGGAATACCACAATACCTTCGACATGGAAGAACTGGCCCGGGAGAACCATGTAACCGGCTGGGAAGAAGACCAGGACGGGTTCAGCGTGGAAAAGGCCCTGCTCCGGGAGAAAATCCTGGATGCCGCCTACGAGGACGAAGGGCACATGCGCCAGGTGGTGGATTTCATCATCAACCGTTCCAGCGGCAAGTTGGGACTGGACCGGGGGAAGGGGAACAACTTCACCGCCATTCTCACCACCAGTTCCATCCAGCAGGCCCAGCGGTATTATAAGCTGTTCCAGGATGTGAAGGCGGGGAAGGTGCCGGGGCTGGAAGTGAGCAGCACCATCAAACGGAAGCTGGCGGATTTCCCCAAAGTGGCCATTACCTATTCCGTTACGGAAAATGAGGATAACAGCACGGTGAATCAGGACCGGATGAAGGAATCCCTGCAGGATTACAACGAGATGTTCGGTACCCAGTTCGGCCTGGACCAGCTGAACGCCTACAACGCCAATGTAAACGACCGTCTGGCCCGGAAAAAGGCCCAGTACCAGGTGCGGGAAGCCCAGCTGGACCTGGTGATCGTGGTGGACCGGCTGCTTACCGGGTTCGATGCTCCCTGTCTGTCCACCCTGTTCATCGACCGGAAGCCCATGCGGTCCTATGGGATCATCCAGGCCTTTTCCCGGACCAACCGGCTGTTTGACAGCCAGAAACGGTTCGGGCAGATCGTCACCTTCCAGGTGCCGGCCCATTTCAAACGGGCGGTGGATGAGGCCATGACCCTGTATTCCGCCGGGGGCGGCAGCTTTGTCCAGGCACCCACCTGGGAAGAAGCGGAAAAGAAATTCCGGGAAGCCCTGGGGAAACTCCGGCAGATTGCAGACCGCCCGGAAGCGGTGGATGGGCTGACGAAAAAGCAGAAAATCAGCTTTTTGAAGGCCTTTCGGGATTTTGACGATGCTTACGGGGATATCCAGGTGTATTCTGAATTCCAGGACCGGGACCTGGAACGGGATTACAAGATTGCCGAAGAAATCATCGAAGGGTACAGCGGCAAGTTCCGGAATGTAAAGGAAGAATTGAAGAAGGACCCGGGGGATGGCGGGGACGAAGAAGTGAACACCGCCATCAACTACGAGCTCCGGTGCTGGCACAGGGACCAGATCGATGAGGATTACATCCTGAAACTGATGGAAGCCACCCGGCCCGATGAATCGGCCCTGATGATTGCGGACAGTGCCAAAAACCAGAAGATTTTCCAGGAAATCGCCGAAGAAATCGAGCGGTTCCGGAAGACCAATCCGGCCAGAGCCCAGATCCTGGAAGAAATCTGGCAGGAATACCGGGACAACCCGGCAGCCTTTGTGAACCAGAGCTTCGTGGATGTGATGAACGACCGGGTGCGGGCCAAAGCAAAGGCCATCATCGACAGCTTCGCCCAGGAATGGTGCGTGGACCCGGAAGCCCTGGAATTTTTCATGGAAACCTACGATGCAGGAAAAGACCCCCACGACAAACAGGTGAACCAGGACGCCTTGAAGAAGAACAGCCATGTAAAAGAATACCGGAAGACTCATCCGGATATCGGGTTGAAGTACTGGGGACATTTGTTGGGGGCTATCAGGATGATGTACGTGGAAAAGCTCCAGAAGCTGATTGAGCAGTAAGAATAGCAGCCTCTTTTGAGGATGCTTCCGATTGCTGAATATGGAAGGGATGCTTTTATGGAAAAGTGGACAGAAAGAGAAATCGATCTAAGTGAGTATATGGGATATTATGTCACATGTACCGCATTGGAATTATTTTTTGCAGGGATGGATAAGAAAGACTTGCAAGAAATGATTGAAAGAAATCCCGCAGATAAAGAAGAAATCCTAAAATTACGTACAAGAGCTGGAGAATATTTTACTTCGCTTGATATAACGGTAAACAAAGCGGCACTTATTTTAATGAATATTGGAGAAAAAGGCCTATGTGAAAGGGAATCGGGAACCTTGGGCCGTTTATGCACATCATCGGCTCAATAAAAGAGTAAAGTGGCCGATGATTATTACGGCAGTCGTGATACTGGCAATCATCTATTTCCTGTTTTTTAAATAAGCAGAGTAAGCGGAGTAGGAATTCCGCCTTAAGGAATATAGGATGCAAGAGGAACGTCCAAGTGACGGGCCTCTTTTTTTTTTCAAACTCAATAACAAACCTTAGCCGGTATGGGAGCCATAGTAGCTTCTCATACCGGCTTTTTATATGCCAGAAAAAAATTTTAAAGTTTTTTGGAAACCGTCAGAAAATCCACTCTCCCAAGGCTAAAGAGTGGAAGGGGAAAACGATACTAACCCTCAGAAAGGAGGAAAAGCCATGAAGCAAAGAGTTAGCATCAGCGTTTCTGCGGCAAAGGGTGGTGGGCATATCGCTGCCGTACGGTCTGTGTCCGTGCGGGAACGGATTCTGCGGTTCCTGCTGGGTGGGAAGGAAAAAGTAACCATCATCGTGCCAGGCGACTCCGTAGAGGAACTGGCCATCAGGGAAATTAACGAAGGAGGAAACTAAGGTGACGAAGGACAATCTTGAAAATCTGGCGAACGAAATGGCCAATTGCACAAAGACCCTGCTGCGGATTGTAGAAGCTCTGGAAAACGAGATGAACAATAGAACAGCAGAACCGGAAAAGGTGGTTCCGGAGCGGAAGGCCCTTTCTTTTGAAGAAGTTCGGAAAGCGGCGGCTGACAAGTCCCGCCAGGGATTCACAGCAGAAGTGAAAGCCCTTATTGAAAAATATGGGGCGGAAAAACTCTCCAGCGTAAAGCCGGAAGACTATGAAGCCTTTATGAAGGAACTGGAGGAGATCAGCCATGCCGGATAAGCAACATGCGGTTCTTTCCGCCTCGTCCAGCTACCGCTGGCTGGCCTGCCCGCCTTCCGCGTTGGAGTGTGCGAAGCGGCCGGATACCACAAGCGACTTTGCCCGGGAGGGTACGGATGCTCATACTCTCTGCGAATACAAGGTGAAGGAAGCCCTGGGCAGGAAGGCCCAGAACCCTACGGGGACCCTCGACTATTACAGCGAGGAAATGGCTGAATGCACGGACGACTATGCCCAATTCGTCATGGAGCGGCTTGCGGAAGCAAAGAAAGAGTGCAAGGATCCCATCGTCCTTGTAGAACAGCGGTTGGACTTCTCGAAATGGGTGCCGGATGGGTTCGGTACAGGAGACTGTGTCATTGTGGCGGACGATACCCTGACCGTCATCGATTACAAGCACGGGCTTGGTGTGGAAGTCAGTGCGGAGAAGAATCCCCAGATGATGTGCTATGCCCTGGGGGCACTGGACCTCTTCGACGGGATTTACGATATCCAAAGGGTCTCCATGACCATCTTCCAGCCAAGACGGGATAATGTCAGCACCTACGAAATGACCAAAGGTGACCTGCTCCAATGGGCGGAGAAAATCCTCAAACCCACGGCTGCTCTGGCGGCTAAAGGGGAAGGGGAGTACAAAGCCGGTGAGCACTGCCGGTTCTGCAAGATCAGGGCCACCTGCCGGAAACGGGCAGAGTATAACCTGGAACTTGCCAGGTACGACTTCGCCATGCCGTCTACTCTCTGTGACGCAGAAGTAGAAGCAGTGCTGGAAAAGGCCGATGACCTTGTAGCCTGGGTGGGTGACATTAAGGACTATGCCCTGCAGCAGGCTCTATCCGGCAAGGCATGGACTGGCTGGAAACTGGTGGAAGGGCGCTCCAATCGCCGTTATGTAGACGACGATGCGGTGGCCGCCAAAGTGGAGGAAGCCGGATACTCTCCCTACGAAAAGAAACTCATGGGCATCACAGCCCTGACCCACCTTCTGGGGAAACGGAGGTTTGATGAACTTCTGTCCGGCCTCATCGAAAAGCCCCAAGGCAAACCGGTCCTGGTACCGGAATCGGACAAACGCCCGGCTATGCATACCGCGGCAGAAGATTTTAGCAGTGAAAATTAAGGAGGAACGAACAATGAAACATTATGTAAATCCTTGCAAAGTCATTACCGGAGCAAATACCCGCTGGTCCTACGCCAACGTCTGGGAACCCAAATCCATCAACGGAGGAACCCCCAAGTACAGCGTGAGCCTCATCATCCCCAAGTCTGATACGAAGACCGTGGAAAAGGTGAAAGCGGCTATCCAAGCAGCCTATGAGGAAGGGCAGGGCAAGCTCAAAGGAAATGGCCGCATCGTGCCGAAGCTGGAAACCATCAAGAACCCGCTCCGTGACGGAGATCTGGAACGGCCTGGGGATGATACCTACAAGGACAGCTACTTCATTAATGCCAATTCTGCCACAAAGCCCGGCATCGTAGATTCTTCCTGCCAGCAGATTCTGGAACGGTCTGAAGTGTACAGCGGGGTCTATGGAAGAGCCTCCATCAACTTCTACGCCTTCAACTCCAACGGCAACAAGGGCATTGCCTGCGGCCTGAACAACCTGCAGAAGATTCGTGATGGGGAACCTCTGGGCGGAAAACCCCGGGCAGAAGACGACTTTGCTACGGCAGACGATGATGATTTCCTGGACTAAGGAGGAACAATAATGGAAAATGTTTTGAAATTGATTCTGGATTGTCTGTACTGTCTGGTTGCCCTGTGTGTTGGCGGCTTCTTTGTGGCCATGATCTATACGGATATCAAAAAGGACCAGCGGGATGAAATTGCGGCCCGGAACCGGGAGGAACGGGAAGCAGAATATCATCGCAAACAGATGGAATCCTTTCGGAAATAAGACGTGGTAAATGGTGGCGGCGGGGCCTTGTGCTTCGCCGCTTTTCTCGAGGTGAAACGTATGAAAACCATCAGTATCGATATTGAAACCTACAGCGATGTGAACTTAGCCAAGTGCGGGGTCTATAAATACGCCGAGTCCCCGGATTTTGCAATCCTCCTTTTTGGCTACGCAGTGGATGGGGGCCCAGTGCGGGTCATCGATCTGGCCCAGGGGGAAACCATCCCGGAAGAGATTCTGGAGGCCCTCACCGATGATGCTGTGACCAAGTGGGCCTTCAATGCCAATTTCGAACGGGTGTGTCTGTCCCGGTATCTCACGGATCTGGGGAGGAGCCTGGATCCCTTCCATGACCATCATCCGCTTTCTCAGGACTGTGCCATGTTCCTGAACCCGGCCGGCTGGAAGTGCTCCATGGTGTGGTCCGCCTATATGGGGTTGCCCCTTTCCCTGGAAGGAGTGGGGGCCGTGCTGAATCTGGACAACCAGAAGATGAAGGAAGGCCGGGATCTGATCCGCTATTTCTGCGTTCCCTGCAAGGAGACCAAGACCAACGGGGGACGGACCCGGAACTTGCCCCAGCATGCTCCCGACAAGTGGAATCTCTTCAAGAGCTATAACAAGCGGGATGTGGAAGTGGAAATGGCCATCCAGGAGAGGCTGCAGAAATATCCGGTGCCGGACACGGTGTGGGAAGAATACCACCAGGACCAGGAAATCAACGACCGGGGAATTGCCATTGATCTGGAACTGGCCCGGCAAGCGGTGGCCATGGATGCCAAAAGCCGGGAGAGCCTGATGGCAGCCCTGAAGGAAAAGACCGGCCTGGAGAATCCCAATTCAGTCCTCCAGATGCTGGGATGGCTCGAAGCCCGTGGCCTAAAGTCGGACTCCCTGGGGAAGAAGCAGGTGAAGGAACTATTGAAAACGGCTCAGGAGCCCCTGCACAGTGTTCTGTTGCTCCGGCAGAAGCTGGCCAAGTCCTCGGTAAAGAAGTACCAGGCCATGGAAATGACGGCCTGCCAGGATGGAAGGGCCAGGGGCATGTTCCAATTCTATGGGGCCAACCGGACCGGGCGGTTTGCGGGACGGCATATCCAATTGCAGAATCTTCCTCAGAACCATCTGCCGGACCTTTCAGAAGCCTGGGAGCTGGTGCAGCAGGGAAACTACGAAGCACTGGATCTTCTTTATGATTCTATCCCGGATGTGCTGTCTCAGCTGATCCGGACAGCCTTTGTGCCCCGTGAGGGGATGAAGTTTGTGGTCTCGGACTTCTCGGCCATTGAGGCAAGGGTCATTTCCTGGATGGCCGGGGAAAAGTGGAAAGCCGCAGCCTTTGCAGCCGGGAAGGACATCTACTGCTCAACGGCCAGCCAGATGTTTGGAGTGCCCGTGGTGAAACACGGGGTGAACGGGGATTTGCGCCAGAAGGGGAAAATCGCGGAACTGGCCTGTATCGCAGAAGGGCAGCTTGTCCTTACGGATCATGGTCTTATCCCCATTGAAAAGGTGACCACGGAAGACCGGGTTTGGGATGGAGAGAACTGGGTCCACCATGACGGGGTTGTCTACAGAGGCGAAAGAGAGGTGCTCACCTATGAAGGACTCACAGCAACTGCCGACCACATGGTCTGGGTGCAAGGGAAAGAGAAGCCAATACAGCTTGGAATCGCCGCCGCCAGCGGCGCACATCTCTTACAAACCGGAAATGGTGGGCGAGCAATACGGCTGGGTAAAAATTATCAGCCCGGAAAAACGCTGGAACGAGAAACAGAACCATTGCTATGTTTTGACCCAGTGCCAGGGCTGCGGATCCATACAATGGACTCTGCGGGATGCTCTTGTAAGCGGAAAAAGCAAGGGGTGTCAGCATTGTTCCCAAGCCAGAAAGATTCCTTTGTGGCTTTACAAGCGGTTGATGGCAGCCAAACAGCGCTGCGAAAATCCCAAAGATGCGGGCTATCGGAATTATGGAGCCAGGGGCATCCGGTTCCAGTTTCCCAGTGTGCTTGCGGCAGGACTTTATCTGCTGGAGCAGTATGGACTTCCAGATCGGGAGTACGAAATCGACAGAATCAACAACGATGGAGATTATGCTCCAGGAAATATCCGAATGGTTCCTTTAAAAGTGAACCGGGGCAACCGAAGAAAAACGGTGTTATCGGAATTCCAGCAAGAGTATTGGCCGTACTGTTATTCGACGGTGATTCGAAAGTTGTCTGGCGGGGAGACAAGGGAACAGATCATAGCAGATGCCAGGGATGCAGTAGCAAAGAAACGGAAAAACTGGTATGTCATCGACGCACGGCTCGACTTTATGACATACGAAATGCCGGACCCCATCACCGTTTTACCGTATCGGACTGCCTAGTGCATAACTGCGGATACGGCGGCTCCGTGGGCGCTTTGAAGGCCATGGGGGCCATGGATATGGGGATCACGGAAGAGGAACTGGGACCTCTGGTCCAGTCCTGGCGGGCTGCCAATCCCCACATCGTGGATTTCTGGTGGCAGGTGGATGGGGCTGTGAAAACCGCCATCAAAAAGAGGATCCCTGTCCAGGTCAACAATCTCCGGTTCCTTTGCAAGAGCGGCATGCTGTTCATCGAACTCCCCAGCGGACGGCGTCTTTCCTATGTGAAGCCTCGGATCGGGGAGAATAAATTCGGTGGGGAATCCGTGACCTATGAAGGCATCGGAGCCACCAAGAAGTGGGAGCGGCTGGAAAGTTATGGGCCCAAGTTCGTGGAAAATATCGTCCAGGGAACGGCCAGGGATATTCTTTGCTATGCCATGCAGACCCTGCGGCACTGTGCTATTGTAGGCCACGTCCACGATGAACTGATCATCGAGTGCCGCAAGGACGTAAGCGTGGATGCCATCTGCCAGCAGATGGGAAGGACCCCACCCTGGGCGGAAGGTCTGATCCTCCGGGCGGATGGGTATGAATGTGAGTTTTATCAGAAAGATTGAACGAAACCGTCAGAAAACACCTCCTGCCGTGGCTAGTAAGCAGGAGGTGTTTATTCATGAACGATATACAGAAAGCACAGATTCGGGAACTGCGGCTCCAGGGAGTCGGGTATCGGAAAATCGCCAAAGAAACAGGCATGTCGGAGAATACCGTCAAATCCTACTGCCGCAGACACCCTTTATCCCTCAAGGAGCCGGAAACGGAACAAGCCCATCACTGCCTGCAATGCGGTCAGCCTATTGAGCAGAACGACAAACGGAAGGAGAAAAAGTTCTGCTCCGATGCCTGCCGGATGGCCTGGTGGAATAGCCATCGTGACAAGGTGAACCATAGGATTGTACGAAAGATGGAATGCCCTTGCTGTCATGAGACATTCATTGTCTACGGGAACGGGCAGCGTAAATACTGCTCCCACACTTGCTATGTAAAAGACAGGTTCGGAGGTGGCCAGGATGGACGCTAAGCAGTTGAAACAGGAGAAGATGTACCTGGCCGCCATGCATTTCATCAGGGGAATGCTCCAGAAGGGTTTGATTACAAAAGCTGAATACGGAAAAGCCGAACGGCAGATCCGGAATAAATATTGTCCTGTAATCGGCCCATTATTAGCAGATATCGACTTGCTATAAATCCGGTTCAGAGTGAGTAATAGTAGCAAAAGGAGTTGATACAATGAAGAAAATCACGCGGGTCAGTCGGCCCATGCCGACCATCACGCGGAGAAAAAAAGTGGCAGCCTATGCCCGGGTCTCCGTGGAGTCGGAACGGATGAACCATTCCCTATCGGCTCAGATCAGCTACTATAACGGCCTGATCCAGAGAAACCCGGAATGGGAATTTGCCGGTGTCTATGCAGACGACGGTATCAGCGGAACCACTATCGACAAGCGAAAAGGGTTCAAGCAGATGCTGGCGGACTGTGAAGCAGGAAAGATTGACATTATCCTTACAAAGTCCATCCAGCGCTTTGCCAGGAACACGGTAGACCTTTTAACGACAGTGCGGCATTTGAAAGACCTGGGTATAGAAGTGCGGTTCGAGAAAGAGCATATCCGCTCCCTTACGGGTGACGGCGAACTGATGCTTTCCATCCTGGCATCCTTTGCCCAGGAAGAGAGCCGTTCCATTAGTACAAATGTCAAATGGGGAACCCGAAAACGTTTTGCACAAGGGATTCCTAATGGACGGTTTCGAATCTATGGATACCGTTGGCAGGGAGATCAGCTTGTCCCTGAGCCCAAGGAAGCGTCTGTTGTAAAGCTCATTTATGACAACTTCTTAAAAGGCCTGTCCGCTGAGACCACGGAAAAGCAGCTGGAAGAAATGGGAATCAAATCCTTTAATGGGAAACATTTCGGGAATTCGGCCGTCCGGAGAATTTTAGAGAATATTACTTACACCGGTAATCTATTGTTCCAGAAAGCCTATTCGACAGACCCCATCACCGGAAAAACCAAAATCAATCATGGAGAACTCCCACAATATTTTGTGGAAAATACACATGAGGCCATTATCCCCATGGAAACCTATAAAAAGGTACAGGAAGAAAGGGAAAGACGGCGGGAACTGGGGGCTTTGGCAAACTGGTCCATCGATACCTGCTGTTTTACCACCAAAATCAGGTGTGGAATCTGCGGGAAGAGTTTTGTGCATATTCGCAGTAAACGGAAAAATAAGGATTGCTGGACCTGTATTTCCCATAAAGAGAGAGGAAGAACCTGCCGTTCTAAGGGAGCTATCCCACAGAAAGTCCTAGTCAAGGAATGCACAGAAGTCCTGGGGCTTTCCGAATTCGATGAAAATGTCTTCCTGAATCAGGTTGATATAATTGTGGTTCCGGAACATCATGTGATGGTGTTTCATATGAAAAATGGAGAGCAGATTACACGGCAATGGGTTTCTACTGCCCGGAAGGACGCATGGACTAGTGAACGCCGGAAGGAATGGGGAGAAAGACATAAGCTAAAAAGCACAAATCCCAACCGAAAAGCATTCAATGAGTTCACAGGCTTCATCAAATGCGGGTACTGTGGAGAAAATTACAGGAGCCAACAAACTACATATTCTGATGGAAAAAAGGAACGGTACTGGCGGTGTGCTGGTATATGTGGCAATGAAGCCATCAAAGACAGCACTATGAAAAAGCTAACTGCTTCTGTGCTGGGACTGGACACTTTCAATGAGGAAAAAATGGATGAATCCCTTGAAAAAGCAGTTGTCCTGAATAGAGAAATAACATTCCATTTTAAAGATGGCCATACGGAAACCAGGCAATATAGAGAAAGAAAACGGGGAACCCGTCATAGCGAAGCGTATCGGGCTTATATGCATGAAATCATGCAATATGCAAAACGCAAGGACCCAGAGGCTAAAAAAATAATGCTTGCGCTGAAAGAAGAATGGAAGAGAGAGGATAATCGATGGCAAAAACAGTAAGAGCGATTCCGGCAACAATCAGCCGTTATACATCATCTCCGATTAATAGTCGGAAGAAAAGAAAAGTAGCAGGGTACGCACGGGTTTCAACAGACCACGATGATCAGATTACCAGCTATGAAGCCCAGGTCGATTATTATACAAACTATATCAAAGGGCGGGATGACTGGGAATTTGTAGGTATCTATACGGATGAAGGAATCTCTGGTACAAATACCCGCCATCGTGATGGATTCAAGCGAATGGTCAATGATGCTCTGGAAGGAAAAATTGACCTGATCATTACAAAGTCTGTCAGCCGCTTTGCCAGAAATACCGTCGATAGCCTTTCTACTATTCGGAAATTAAAAGAACACAAGATAGAGTGCTACTTTGAAAAGGAAAACATCTGGACTTTTGACAGCAAGGGAGAATTGCTCCTGACGATCATGAGTTCCCTGGCCCAGGAAGAAAGCCGGAGTATTTCAGAAAATGTCACCTGGGGTCATCGGAAGCGGTTTGCCGATGGCAAAGTCAGCGTCGCTTACAGCCGTTTCCTGGGATACAAGAAAGGCCCGAACGGTGGGCTAGTAGTTGTACCAGAAGAAGCAACAACGATCAAGCTCATCTACAAGCTATTCCTAGAAGGCTTGGGAACAACAACTATTGCCAAGCAACTAACAAAACGAGGACTTAAAACCCCAGGAGGAAAATCCAAATGGAGTGCACGTACGGTTTACAGTATCCTTCAAAACGAAAAGTACAAGGGAGATGCACTTCTACAAAAAAGCTATACGGTTGATTTTCTTACAAAGAAAACGAAAATCAACGAAGGGGAAGTCCCCCAATACTATGTAGAGCATGACCATGAAGCCATTATTGAACCTCAGACCTTTGAAATGGTGCAAGCGGAACTGAAACGTAGAAATAAAGCACGGAAGTACTTTAGTGGTACCAGCATCTTTTCCACCAAAATCCAGTGTGCTGAATGCGGAGGATGGTACGGTGCGAAGGTCTGGCATTCCAATGACAAGTACCGCAGGATCATCTACCAGTGTAATAATAAGTTCCGAAACAATACAGGGTGCAGAACGCCGCATCTGACAGAAGAGGAAATCAAGATGTACTTCGTCCGGGCAATGAATCAGATGATTACAGAGAAGGATGAGATTATCCAGACCATCGAGGATGCTAGGCAGGTGATCTGTGACAACGGAGACCTTCTAGCCAAACGAGATGCCATGCAGAAGGAAATCGGCATCCTGGTGGAAATGGCCCAGAATGCTGTGGAACGGAATGCACGGGTGGCGCAGAACCAGGAAGAGTACCAAAAACAGTATGATGACATCATCAGCCGCTATGATGCAATGAAAACTGAGTACGAACAACTGTGTGAGAAGATTGAAAACCGCCAGGATCGGAATGAGCAGCTTGGAAGGTTCATTCAGGAACTGAAAGGTCGGAAGAACCTGCTCACCGAATTTGACCATTCACTCTGGTGTGCCCTGGTCGATAAAATGATAGTAAAAGATAAAGAGAATGTAACCGTGGTCTTTCAAGACGGGACGGAAATCAAGGCATAAATAGAAACCGCTTTGCAGAAATGCAGAGCGGTTTTTTCTTTGTCCAAAACACCAGGCATGTCAATTTTAACAGCAATTGCAGGGGGCTTCTGGGGTGCACTTCACTTTGCACCCCAGGGTGCATCGTTCAAGAATTTAAGGGAATAATCGTGTAATTGTATCAAATGTTGTAAGGCAACCGATCCCCCATATAATACTGGGAGTGATTTTATTTATGAAGATGATTTCGCTCAGAGTGTAGCTGCCTATGCGAATAATAGTGGACAGATTGATGAGGATGGAAATCGATTGGTGCAGAACACTGAA